GTCTAGCAACCTGTTCTTTAAATGTACGATCTTGAGATAGTGCTGCTGCTATACCAGAGTCAATACCTCCTAATTTTGAAATAGGAACTTGATGAGCAATTAAAATATCATCACGATTTTGTTTACGATATTCTTTGAATGATCCTTCTTGTACACCATTTTCAATTGGTTCCATTTTAAATTCTACTTTTGTTGTATCACTATCTCCAGGAAGTGGAATATATAAAGTTCTATGTGATTGAGATTTTAATCCTGTTTGTAAAAATCTAAACATTTTATCTTCAGCATCTGGAGATAACTTTGCACCCTTTAAAGTTATGATATAACGTGGTACAGCTTTATTTTCAAAATAGTCAATATTATATTGTGTGGCAAGTTGATCACCCATTAAAGATGGTAATGCTGCAATAATATCTGGTATACCATAAAAAGTATTTAATGGAGAATATTGTTTAAAGTGAATAACTTCATTTGGTCTTTTATCATCTGTTAGTGGATTTTGATTTGTTGCACCAAAATTTCTAAAATAAACTAATCTAGGACCTATAATTTGAACATATCCATCTCTTAGTCTTCTTACACGCATAGTTGTTGATGGTATATGTCCAATATATCCAATTTCACCATTAACTTTTCGAGCAACTTCAAGATATCCATTACCAGTTGCTTGAATATCTGTATAAATTTTTTCCATAATAGATGTAAAGCTTTCATCAGTATTTAAACCTTCAAGCCAATCACGAGTTTCTATTTTTAACTTATCAATACGTTTACGAGCACGGTCAAGAGATGCTTCATCTTTAGCATCTTCTAATTTTAAAAGTACTTGATCTGATACATCAAAATGATAACCCAATCCAACAACATTTTCTACCTTGGCATCAATAGCAGCATGGTTTGCAAAATTAGTGTCATAAAAATTTGCTAATTCATAAAGATTGTATGGTGGTGTAATAACATCAAATAGTCCATAACCATTTCTATAAACTGTTCCTGGATTAATAACTTTTGATCCAGCTTCGTCGCCTGTTTGACTTGCTCTTGCAGAATCAAGATATGCACCAGTAGGTTCTACAGATCTAGTCATAACTGCAGAACTATATGTATCAACAGCTTTACCTATATTTCTATTTGTTCTTCTTTTAAAATTATTATCAAGTCCAGATAGGTCTTTTAAAACTGACCAATTTTGATCAAATGGATCACTTTTAGAGAATTGACTCTCTTTTTCTTCTTGAGTATTAAGAGATGCAGAAATATATTTATACTCTATATCATCATCATGCATCAAAAACATCTCCTCCATATTTATTAAATGTATCTTGTGCAGCTTTCCAAGCTCCTAAGTCATTCATTGATGGAATTAGTCCTTGCATAAATCTATCATGCTGTTCTGAATGCTCTTCTTCTGAAATTCTAGTTAAACCAGCTACGAAGACACATTCTCCATCTCCTTCATCGCCATAATACATTGCTGCTTCTTTTAATTTTTTAATTCTTTCTAAATCTCCACGCATGGATTCAATATTTAAAACAGATCCTTCGCCATCTGTAAACCATTTGCCAGTTGCTTTTTTATAAACATATAGACCCCAGTCATAATTTTTTTCGATTACCTTTTTACGTACATTTCCTACAATAGGCTTACCAGTTTTTGGGTTAATTAAAGGATTTGATTCCATACTCATAACCATAAGTATACCAGACTATACGGCTACCTTGACAGATGATAACCATTCTAACTGTCCATAAAGCTTTACTTTATCAACACCCAGATGAATTCCAGCTATATCATCATCAATAATTACTCTATCTGAACCTGTATATTTATTAAAAATAATTGATGGATCAATATCATATATACTCGTTGATGAAACAATCTTAGTATTTTGCCAAGTATATGAATTTTGCCAAAAATCCCAAATTATAGAAGATGGATCACTTTTTACTTTAGCCCAGGACCTTACTTCAACTTTTTGATTTTGCTGTAAATTGTTAGCTAAGTAGTAACCAATATTATTATAAAGCAATGGACCGTTTAAATCAATGTGCCCTGTATATTTATCAAAATCTAATAAATCTGTAAATCCAACACCTAAAATAATCCATTCTTCATTTGTTATATATGGAGTATCTACATAATTACCATTTACATAATAAATAACATTATTTAATATTGCTCCAGTATCTTTATTTTTAGCAAAAATCTTACCTCTTTGAGTACTTGAATCAGAGACTATATAAAAATCATATATACCATTTTTATGAAAGATAGAAAATATTTTTACTTCTGTTGAATTAAATTTTGACTTAGAATATCTCATCCATAATTGGATTGAACTGATTTGAATATTAAATGCATTTTCTGCATTTATTGGAATGGAAATTCCACGATCAACTATAGGACTTGTATTACCACAAAATTTCCATCCAGTATGTGATGAGACGTAAAGGTATGGAGTACTTCCTTTATATGAAGCGATACCATTTTTTCCTTTAAAATCATAATAATTACCTATTTTTGTATATGGATATACAGATAGTCCCTGTTTTGTTCCAATTTCAGTAAATGTTTCTCTATTTAAAACTTGAGATGCAATCTGTAAATTTTTTAAATTAATAGTATTATTTACGGTTCCATTAATTTTAAAATCTAAATGAATAACCATAGATAAATCATTTATGTCTGTTGATATATTTGTAGAATATTGACTAGGTGGATAAACAATAGTTGAATCAACTACTTCAAAAATAGTATCTTCCCATTGTGTTAATGAACTATCAATATCTAAAAAGTTATTTGCTAATGATTGTGAATTATTTGTAAAATCAATCAAACTTTTATTTGATCCACTAGATATTTTTTGAAAAGAAATATAAGATTTTATACTATTTGTATTAGTATTATGATATTCATATACTGTTGAATTACTTTCTAAATCATTATATGTTGTCCATCCAGTATAGAATGTATTTGACAAATCTGAATAAGAAAGAATAACTGGACTGCTATACTGATTGTAAATATCTTGATAGTTCCAGGAACTTGTTGATGTTACAGATGTTGTTCCTATTGGTTCTGGAATACCAATATTAAATTGTAATGAGTCTAAATCATAATATTTTTTACCAGAATAGTCTGTTACATATTTTGCTAAATACGTTAGCGGTATATAATCTTCCCAATATCCTGCAATAGCAATATCTGCAAAACAAAAATTATATTTAAAATTTAAAAATAATTTATAATTTGATATATGATTCATTAAAATATTTGCAGTTGATAAATTAATATTAAATATTCCAGATGTATCATACAAAGAATTTATATATCTATTGTTATAAGATGAATCAAATCCAAATGAGTATATTTTTCCAGTAAATGTAGTAGTTCCGTCTCCACCTAAATATAATTTTAATGATGATGGATTTGCAAAAAATTTATGAACTTTATAAATATCTTGATTAATAATATTTGATAAATTTAAACCTATTGAAAATCTTTGATCTGAGGTTATTGTTTTTGTTGAAATTGTTGTAGTTGTTCCAGATAAGGTAATTGAATAGGTAACAGTATTTCCATTTATTTTAATTAAAAAACTATCATCATTATTTTTATCAATTATTTTAATTAATGGTTCATTAACAGAAGATCCATCACTTTTAAATATTCCATAAAATGATTCTATTTTATCTTTTAATATATCTAAATTATTAAATAGTAAATAACAAATAGAATTATTCCACGAAGAGTTTGGTCTAAATGTAAAATATTTATATCCTGCAGTATCATCGGAATCGGATAAACTTGGAGTAATAGAATAAATATCATTATATAGGTTGTCAATTGTTTTTTTATTTAAATAAAAAGTTGGTAAAGAATAATTTGGAATAGTTAAATTTTGATTTGATATATCTAAATTAGAACTAAAACCTTGTTTCCATGAGGCGAAATCTGGATAATTATAATTAACTGCATAATTAGAAAATGAATAATCATTTGTCAATGTTTTTCCATTTAAAAATG